TGCAACAGCAATTGCATGGTTATTGACAAATATCATACCTAAATTCTTAAACAATTAAACTTGACATTTTGACATAGTGTGATATAATGATAGTATTACACTAAAATTCTATTTAAATTTGTTATGCCTTCTTATATTGACACAAAATACGTAAATTTAGTTTCATCTAGGCTTCCTCTGTTCAAACATAAACAACAGGGGTTGTATAATTTTCGATGTCCATTTTGTGGTGATTCTCAAAAAAGTAAAACTAAAGCAAGAGGTTATCTGTATCAAAAAAAGACAGATCTCTTTTATCGTTGCCATAATTGTGGGCAGAGTAATACTTTTTCTAATTTTCTTAAACAACTTGATGGTGAATTACCCAAACAATATGTCCTAGAAAGATACAAAGAGGGTGTAACTGGAAAAGGCCAAAATACACCCGATCCAGTATTTAAACATAAGAAACCAGTATTCCGTACCAAGATAAATCTTCCCCGAATTAGTGATCTTGATGATCAACATTTTGCAAAAAAGTATCTCATCAATCGTGCAATCCCACCTCAATTTTTGAGTTACCTATATTATACAGAGGACTTTAAAGGTTTTGTTAGAAAGATAACAAAACGTGAGTATGATTTAAATGAAAAAGAACAACGAATAATAATTCCCTTCTTTGATAAAAACAAACAACTTATTACGTTTCAAGGACGAGCGTTTACAAATACTCTGCTTCGTTACATCACGATTAAGATGGATGAAGATTCTCCTAAAATATTCGGATTGGATCGCCTGGATTTGGAGAAACAATTTTATGTAGTTGAAGGCCCGTTTGATTCAATGTTTCTGCCTAATTGTATCGCAATGGCAGGGTCAGATGTAAACTTGAGGTCACAAATTGAGATCTCAAGTGCATTGGATAATCATACAGGAACGATGGTTTTTGACAACGAACCTAGAAATAAAGAAATCATTTCTAGAATGGAAAAAACAATCGACAATGGTTGGAATGTTTGTATCTGGCCGGAGTCGATTGCTTGTAAAGATTTGAATGATATGGTTCTTGCTAGTATCCAAGAATCAAGATTAATCGACATAATAAATATCAACACGTACAATGGTCTGCTCGCAAAAACACATCTCGCCACTTGGAGGAAAAAATGAACCCAGTTAATCCCGCCGTCTTGCCTACTCAATACCAACAATTCATTCATCTTTCACGGTATGCACGATGGGATTACGATAAAAAACGAAGAGAAACATGGGGAGAAACGGTAGACCGTTATTTTACTTTTTTCCAAGAACATCTCAGAGAAACATGTGATTATGATCTCGATAATGGATTTTTAGAAGAATTGAGAGAAGATGTGTTAGCATTAAATGTTATGCCTTCCATGCGTTGTTTGATGACAGCAGGAGCTGCACTCAGAAAAGAGAATGTTGCTGGTTATAATTGTTCTTACGTAAAAGTTGACAGTCCACGTTCTTTCGATGAAATCCTTTATGTTCTTATGAATGGAACTGGTGTCGGATTTAGTGTAGAAGCAGAACACGTAAATAATTTACCATTAGTTGCAGAAGAATTTCATCCAACCGATACGACAATTGTTGTTGCAGATTCAAAACTTGGTTGGGCAAAAGCATTCAAGGAACTTTTGAGTTTGTTGTGGACAGGCCAAATTCCAAAATGGGATCTTTCAAAGGTTCGTGCTGCTGGGGAACCTTTAAAAACATTTGGTGGAAGAGCTTCCGGCCCACAACCACTAGATGATTTGTTTCATTTTGCATCAACAATATTTCAAGATTCGGCAGGGAGAAAACTCAGACCCATTGAATGTCATGATATTGTTTGTAAAATTGCAGAAATAGTTGTAGTGGGAGGTGTTCGTAGGAGCGCTCTTATCAGTCTTTCAGATCTCAATGATAGAGAAATGAGATTTGCGAAACATGGAGAATGGTATAAACTTAATGTACAACGGGCACTAGCAAACAATTCAGTTAATTATAAGGAACGGCCCGATGTTGGAACTTATATGCGAGAATGGTTGTCTCTTTACGATTCAAAGTCGGGAGAACGTGGAGTTTATAATGGAATGTCAGCCAAAAAATCAAGTAATAGCACTAAACGAAAAGGAACCAGATGGAAATGGAGGATTTGTTACCAGACGAGAACCAAGAGATGACTTTGGAACTAACCCATGCAGTGAGATTATTCTGCGAAGCAGAGAATTTTGCAACTTGTCGGAATGCGTTATCCGAAGATGGGACACTAGCGAATCTCTTTCTAAGAAAGTCAGGACTGCAACTATCCTTGGCACATTTCAATCAACCCTTACCAATTTCAGATATCTTACAAGAGAATGGGAAAAAAACTGCACCGAAGAACGACTTCTTGGTGTTTCACTTACCGGCATTTTAGATAATCCTTTGACTAATGGTAGAAAAAAAGGATTGGAGGAACTTTTAGATGATCTCAGAAAAATTGCAGTTGAAACAAATAAAGAATGGGCAGACAAACTTGGAATCAAAAGATCTGCAGCCATTACATGTGTCAAACCTTCTGGTACTGTTAGTCAGCTTGTTGATAGTGCTTCTGGTATTCATGCCCGGCATAATCCTTATTATATCAGAACTGTAAGAGCAGACAACAAAGATCCTCTTTGCAAAATGATGAAAGAGGCGGATTTTCCAAACGAACCAGATGTAACCAAACCAGAACACACAACTGTTTTTTCTTTTCCAATGGAAAGCCCCAAAGGTGCAATTTGTCGTAAAGATATGACTGCAATTGAACAATTACAACTTTGGACTATATATCAACAACATTGGTGTGAACATAAACCATCTATTACGGTTTCTGTTAAAGAACACGAATGGTTTGATGTTGGTGCATGGGTATGGAACAATTTCGATTCAATTAGTGGTATTTCATTCTTACCTTTTAGTGAACATACATATAGACAAGCGCCGTATCAAGATTGTACTAAAAAAGAATATAATGAATTGTTAGTCAAAATACCAAAGAAAGTAGATTGGTCAAAATTGTCTAATTATGAACAGCAAGATTATACGGTAGCATCACAAGAACTTGCCTGTTCAGCAGAAAGTGGATGTGAGATTGTAGACCTTTAATTGGAGAGACATGGAAGTTGAATTGGATGTAGACTGTAATAATTGTAATGCGACATATACCATGATATACGATTCAGATGACATACAAACCAGACAGGAAGAACATGCATTCCATTGTTCTTTTTGTGGAATATTAATGGAACCTTATTATGACGAATTTTTTGAAGAAGATTAAATTTGTCGCCGGAATTGATTATTCATTAACATCGCCCGCAGTATGTGTAGCAAAAATAATTGATAATGAGATAAAATTTGAAAATTGTAAGTTTCATTTTTTGAAACAAAACAAGTCACATAAATCATTAAGTAAGATATTTGCATATGATTATCCAGAATATACGGATGATATTGAAAGGTTTAGTAAACTTGCATCTTGGACTATTGAATGTATTCGGTGGTTTGATGGCCGGGTAGATAGAGTTTACTTGGAAGATTATGCATTTGCAGCGACAGGAAGAGTTTTCAATATTGGAGAGAATACTGGAATACTCAAAAAACAACTCAAAGAAGCCGGATTCAAATATGTTACAATCCCACCCACAGTAATTAAAAAACACGCCACAGGAAAAGGAAATGCCAATAAAGAATTAATGTATGAAACGTTTTTGTCAGAATCACATGTTGATTTGAAGAGTCAATTGTCTCCAAAATCAACCAAAATTTCTAACCCTGTATCTGACATTGTAGATTCATTTTACATTTGTAAGACAGGATTTCACTTAAAGGAACAGTTATGCGAACCGAGCAAAACCCTTATCTAGTTGAAACAAAAAATGGACAAATATTGAAATTTAGTAGAATAGATGCGGATAACGAAGCAGTATCTAAACAATTAGATGGTGATGATGTTGAAGTGTATCATGATGGAAAACTCCAATATAAATTACATGGCATTGAACAAGGTAAACTTTTTTAAGAAAAAACTTGACACTTTGGAAATGATTTGTTATAATAATACAATGGAAATAAAAAATGATTGATAAAATTTTACAGGCGGTTCTAAAGTTTTTTGGAAAGAAAACACCAGAACCACCTACAGAAGAAAATAATGAATCCCTTGAAGCACTTGAAAGAATAGAGGCTCTTGATAATATTGGAGAATCTTCATGAGTATGATGAAGTTTGATGATTCTAAAATAAAAGAAATTCGGAAAAGAAAAGAACAAGGACTTCCACCACCACCAACTGACGGAGATGTGGTTGAGCAGTCAAAGAATGCAAAGGGTGGAAGTGAGTTAATTTATCAAAGAGTCAAGGAGAGGGTGCCGGAAGACCTCTGGAACTACTTTCAGATCATTCTTTCAAGGGTTCGTGAATATGAAGATAAACCAAAAATCCTTTGGTTTCAGGACACATCGAAAGATCCAGAAGTACAATTTTTAAAAGATAAAACTTATCGTGACAAGTTTGTACGATTTGTATTTCCTTCTGATTGGTCACTTGAAAAATATAATATGGATCTCGATGTTGAATATGAAAAGAGTGTTGTTCTCAAAAACGCAATAGAACCAATTCCAATACATACCAAACCAAAAGACGGCCCGATTCGACTTGCATATATTTCTACACCACATCGTGGATTAGATGTATTGATTGGTGCATTTAAAGCATTGAAATTGGAGAATGTTGAACTTGACATATATTCAAGTTTTAAGATATATGGTTGGGAAGCACAAGACAAAGAATGGGAACCTCTTTATAATGCTTGTAAAGAAACACCAAATGTGAATTATCATGGAACAGTTTCTAATGATGAAATTCGATCAGCGTTACAACAAACACACATTCTTGCATATCCAAATGTCTATCCAGAAACAGGATGTATTTCTGCAATCGAAGTGATGAGTGCAGGATGTATTGTAGTATGTCCGAATCTTGGAGTCCTTCCAGAAACGTGTGCTAATTTTGCATGGATGTATGGATTTGTTCAAGATAAAACTGAACACGCAAGGAAGTTTGCATATGTGTTGAAAGATGCAATTAATAATTTTTGGGAACCACCAGTTCAAGCCGGTCTTGCATTTCAAAAACAATACTATGATATGCACTATGATATTGAAACTACTGCAAAACAATGGACAATGATGTTAGAAACAATCAAGAACAATATTGAAAAAACCAAGGAGAAAAAATCATAATGACAAAGAAAGTGAAAATAGAACGTGAACCGATAAAAATTAAACGAACTCGTAAGATTTCAGAAGAACAACGTGAGGCTCTTCGGGAACGCATGAAAGATATGCGAAAGAAACGAAAACCAGCAGAATATAAAAATGTGAATGAACGTGTTCTTGTTCTTCCAGATGATGACATTTATTCCTTTAAGAACGTTAAGGGATGGATCAAACATAACAAAGAGATGGTTGCCTCTTTAGGTAAACAAGGAAGAGGTAAATATATTGGAGAAAAAGAACGCAGAAATGCAGAAATGCAGACTGCTTCTCGTAAAGCATACATTAGATACTGCGAATACTACTTGAAATCTGGTGATTGGATTGGAATGTTTTCGGGACAGGATGAAGAACATAAAGTAGTTCCACAATGTGTTGCTATGGCTTATTACCCTGACGGTACTCCTAAGAGGTCTGTGGGGGTATTCTATCCCGATATTAGTGCAGTATGGTCAAAGGGGATGGACGAATCAGAATTCGGAAGTTTACAAAATAGAGATTATTATAAAGCAACAAAAACCGTTGCATTGACAGATAAACAATTTACAGGAGAAGTTTGATATGGCAGAATTCAATATTTTAGAAACCCTTGAATTGGTTGGTAAGGCTAAGACAAGAGAAGAGAAACGACAAGTTCTCACAGATAGAGACAATTTTGCAACTAGGGCGTTGTTACAATTGAATTATCATCCAGACGTTAAATGGCATCTTCCGCCCGGAAAACCACCATATACGCCAGGACAGGTAGCGGATTCAACTCCAAATTCACTTCATTTTGAGATAAAAAAGATGGATTATTATGTCGATCCAAGTCCTCATGATCTTCCTTTGCTCAGAAGAGAATCAATGTTTGTTGAATTATTAGAACGACTTGATCCTGAAGATGCAAAACTTCTTCTTGCTGTTAAGGATCGAAAATTGTCTTATAAGGGGTTATCTTATAAATTAGTTAAGGACACCTGGCCAACTCTTCTTCCAGATATTGAAGAAAAGAAAGAAGTTCCAGTAGAAGTTGTGAAAAAAGACAACACTCCAACGACAAGTAGTAAAGGTATGGATTGGTAATAAAGCCGTTGTTGGACGATAAAATTGCATAAATATAACTACATTTGGTTGATGAGTTCTATATTTCATGTTTCTGTGAATGAAATTAATAACCAAAAAAAGGTACAAATATGGTAAACGTAGTAAGGATGTTCCTTGCTTTATTTGCTGTACTATGGTATACTACTTCACCGCTTAATAGTAATGCACCTACTCAAATATGGAAACCAATCATAGTTGAGACTAAGGCTGTACCAGACTATTACAAACCTCTTGAATTTGTCAAAGTAAAATACACACCAGAAGATGTTCTCTGTCTGGCAAAAAATATTTACTTTGAAGCAGGGGTGGAGAGCACAGCAGGAAAATTAGCAGTAGCGAATGTAACGTTAAATCGTACATTGGGTGCTAATTATCCTAATACCATATGTGCAGTAGTTCAGGAAGGCATTCATTATTATAATGCTCAAAAAAATGAACATTTTCCTGTGAGAGATAGATGTCAATTTTCGTGGTACTGTGATGGAATGGGGGATAATCCAAGAGAAGGTAGAACGTGGAAATCTGCACAAGAACTTGCAAAAAAAGTTCTTATTAATCATTATGACAAAGCACTAATTGACATAACAGATGGTGCAACACATTATCATGCAACTTGGATGGAAACATATCCAAGATGGAGTAAAACGAAGAAAATTATGGCTTCAATAGATAGACATATCTTTTATGGAAGTAGAAGAACTTTGTAAAAAACTTGCCATTTCTGTTCCAATAGGTTATAATATACATGTAACAATAAAAAAGGAACAAATACTTTCATTAGT